AGCCCATGTCACTAGTCCACCTTGATATACTACTACTGCCTCCTAGTTACTCAGAGGCACATGGTTGTCAAGGTCTATAGAGCGAAGGTTAGATCTAGACAAGTCCACGGAAACCCGTTGACAGCGTCTTCTCTTTCTCTATCTCACGAACGAGAAGTCAGAAATTCTCCGACTTAGCATTGTGAGCTAGAGGAAGTATGATCTTACTATCCTCGAAAGGATCCAGAGGTGACACTGTGCTACCTAGGTCTTCCTTAAGCTTAGATTTGATGTATTGCATCATCTCTAAAGCCCAAGATTGCCGATAGTAGTTAGTGAAAACCAATGGACCGTCAAAGATGAAACGACGTGTCGGTTTATTAGCTGCATGATCATAAATATGATCTCAATACCGATCTCGAATATGAGTAAACAGGGGTGAATCCCTTATGCTCATATCGAAACCTGGTATGGCTTCTAATTTGTCAAGAAGAACTATAACAGTTCCCATCTTAACAAAATTCCGATGTCACACCTTGACATTGAGACGGAAGATAGCTTCATCAATAGATGAAAGAAATCTATCCATACTCACTGCAGAGAGAGAGTTAGTCAGCTTAATACTAGCTGATAACCCATCTGCAGTCGGAATAAAACCGAAAGGTCCTTTAACAAGTCATACAATCTTCTCTAACTGGCTCTTACGAACAGTTGGAACAAGTTTGTACATCTTGTCAACGGACTCTTCAGTCAAGATGAAGCCCTTATTAATAAGATCTTGGAGAACTGAGGGTATACCCTTCAGACTCTTAAGAGCTACTAATAAGTTCTTCGCTCCTACTGGTGAAACTTCACCTTCTTTAGTAATTAATCTCTTCGCAAATTCGAAAGAATGAGAAGAAATTAGAGACTTAGAAAGGTTGATTTCAACCCCAAGTGTCACTGTCATTAGCTGATGATAAGCTTTAGCAACTTCTTCGTTTGCTATAACTACATCATCCCCTAATAAGGCGTAGTGGTCGAAATTGGGTAATCCAACCCTATTTGCAGCCACTCGAACTAAGACGTGATGAGTCAAGGCCAACATGGCTCAAGAACTCAAAGCACCCATAGGTTGACCCACGGAGTACCTTAAAGGTTTCCCTTTAAAATACCAATCCCGATTACAAAGAATATTACTTCAATGTAAGGCAAGATCCTGATTCAGCAGACGGGCTAACACCTGTCTCTGAACAGCAATGGGTAACCTATCAGTAGCAGCACTTAGATCATAAGAGTACAAGGTTGCACCATCTAAAAGGCCTTTAGTCCAAAGGTCTCTTAGATGTCGGACAGGACGATCTTGATCAAAGGTTCCATCACATTCGATAGAATCTAAGATCTTGAAAATCCCATCCGATAACGGTCTGAACACAGATTGTGTTATAGAATCCGTTATTGCAAACACTCGAATCTTTCCTGCCGCTTCCACCTTCTCACTTAACCTCCCTAGAATGAATTGATTACTTTTAGGTAATTTATCCATTTCTGAAGAGATTAAGCTCAAGAACTCTGTACCTCCAGGAACTGATTGCAACCATGCTTTCAGATCCGGAAGTAAAGGAGAGTCTTTCCATGCAGAAAGGTCTTTTCAGACCCCCAACATGGACCGAGGATGGTTTGGACCAGCCGTACCTAATAAGAGTAACTTAATGGGTTGAAGTCTCAGTTTATTAAAACCGAAGAGTTCTCCACTAGCTACCCTTATTTCGTAGTCTTGCAGAGTATCACTAAGTCCTTTAAAAGGATCAGTAATGGTACTCAGCTTGACCTTCCCAGGTATATTAATAACCCGGTAAACGGCCAAGACAGATAGGACTCCTCTACAATCCAAGAGATTATGTCTTCTTATAGAAGTCCGTAATTCTCCAGGAATGATAGTTGGGAGCCCCGCTGCCAAAGAAATCGGTAAATTGGTTTTCAATTCAGGATTTCCACTTATATAAGCTTGTACAAGTCTAGTACACTCTTTCAGATAAATGACAACGAATGTTGAACCATTTATTCGTCAGAGACGTAATATCCTTGATGCAAACTTCATATAAGGAGCTTTCGCTACTTGAAGAGATCATACTAGAAGTCTTACTCAGTTGATAAACATCTTGTTAGAGATGAAACCAACCGACGAGACCCTAGTGGATAGTAATTGTTTAGTATTTGTTGTTAATTTCATCATGGTTTTAATATATTTATATTTTAACCTGAGAGATAACAGCAAGAACTGCAATTATCTATCGGCCTCTCAACCAAGGAGCGGTTACTTCCTTAGTCTGCTAAATCACATCACCTAAGATGTCGATGGCGCTGAGGGGGAATTAGGCTATTGGATACTCCTAGTTCTAAACCAAACCAAACACCGCCCGCGTCGGAACTACGCGGAAGGCCTCTGGCCTGGAATATATTAG